ATCGGGCAGACTGCACCGTGAGGCTAAGGAACTTGAGGCAGTCCATGTGGAGCGTGCTGAAGCCCCTGTGGTGCGTGCTGAGGAACCCGGTGTGTTCGCCCGTAAGGAAGCAGGGCTGGATACACCGGCACCCGTGGCTACGGCAGAACGGGCTGCGTTGGGCGAACGGACTACAGGTGTACCTGTGCTGGATGTGCAAGGCCCACGGGTGGGTACGGAACCTAATTTTACGTATAAAGCGTACAGTGCGAAGTTGCTCCTACAGGACATCGCAAAGGGTGCTGACCCATTGTTGGGTGTGCTTGCGCGACGTGTGGAGGAATTGCTCCCCGCCGATATTCAAGTGCGTGCGACAGCCAAGCGGAATCTTCCGCAACGCTCCCGCCCGTACTACGATCCAGAGACCCATGCCGTGTACATCGCTAACGACACACCAGCGAACGTGCAGCTACATGAGATTGTACATGCGGCAACGGTACACAAGCTGAAGTTCGGTATAGACAACCCTACCTCAGTCCACGGCGCTATCACGCGGGAACTCAAGGATTTGCATGTGCAAGCCCAAGATGCGTACAAAGCAAAGCCGCTACCGAAGGGTACACAGGGCGCGGTAACTACCGAGCATTACCTGTCGAACTTAGACGAGTTCGTGGCTGGTGCGTTCTCAGGTAAGTCTGAGTTCACTGACCTGTTGTCTAACATGAAGTCGAAGGTAGCCAAGGGCAGCATCCTAAGCAACTTCGTGGATTCAGTACGCCGGTTACTCGGTGTACCGCGTAGCCAAGAGACAGCCCTGACTAAGACACTCGGCCTGACTGAGCAACTAATCGGGGAGAAGCTGAACGTAACGCTGAAGGGCGCTGACACCGGATTAAGCATCCGACTCTCCGCTCCCGAAATCGAACGTATCCACAACAAGGCTGACGCTGCCAAGACCATTGCGCAGAAGCTGGCACATACAATTGAGTGGTCGGCTCATAAAGCAATGTCGAAGCTCGGTAAGAACGGGAAGTTCACTGCTGACGTTCTGATAGACGATGCATTGAACATGGCTGGTAACTCTGTTGAGAACATCCAACGGGGTATCCATGCCGATCTGGTGCATCACCAGTACAAGTTTGAGGACGCCCTCAGTAAGCACATGGCAGAGAACGGCTTCGGCGCTTTCAAGGGTATCTTTAAGATGCGTGAGGCTATGAAGTTCAAAGCCGGTGTGCAGCGGGACGTATCACTGGAACTGCTGCGACGTGATCGGCTTGTATCAGATGGCCGGGTGGTAAAGCATGACGGTGTACCGGCGCATGTTAAGGAGATGGCAGACATCTGGGACGTAGCAATGAAGGAGGCTCTTGAGGAAATGAAACGGGCGGGTGTACTCGGCGCGGATAACGTGCTTGAGAAGTCCGGGTACTTCAGCCGCCGTTGGGACATAAGCCGTATCGAGGGCATTGAGGGTAGGCTGATCGCTGGCGGTATGGACGAGAAACTGGCCCGTGCTACTGTGCGGGATGCGCTGAGCGTAGGTATCCAACGTGCTAATGGGTGGGACGCAAGTCTCGCTCAGGACATCGCTAATGCCATCATCGACCGTGCCCGTGCTAAAGGGTACTTCGAGGACACCATCTTCCACAAGGCTGGTGGGGCTGACGATTTAGCGGCCCTCAAGAACATGCTGTCGGAGTCCGGTATCACAGGGGCACGGCAACAGCGTATCCTTGATATGATGGGTGGGCGTGTCGATGAAGCTGGTAAGATGTCCAGCATGAAGCACCGCATCGACATTGCTATGGATGAATCAATCCGGTTGCACGATGGCAGCACAGTACAGTTGCACGACTTGATCGACACTGACCTGACTACTATCATGGATGGGTACATCCGTACATCCAGCACTAAGGCTGCATTCGCCCGTAAGGGGTACGCATCGTCTTCGGATATTGCGAAGCTACGCGGGGACTTCCTGCATGGTATCGTGGGTAAGGCTGAACGCGCTGAAGGTAAGGAGTTATTTGACGACCTTATCGACAGCCTGAACGGTGCGCCTGTAGGTGAGCGTGTGCCAGAGATGATGCGTAATATGTCAGCAGTCACGCAGATGATCGCGCTGGCTAACTCGGCATTATGGCAGGTAATCGAAACCATGACTGTGCTGGCGCACTACGGTGCAGGGCGTGCGTCTGCGGCAATGTTCAAGGAACTACCTATCATCCGTGGTATCCTAGGCAATGTTGAGGAAAGCACACATCTCAAGGAGGTCTTAACTCGTAACTCAAGTCAGGACATCCGGCTGCGGCCATTCATCAGTAAGATGGAGGACGGCTTCGAGTTGCCAGTGTCGTCAGTAGTAGCGATGGCATTACAGCAAGCCAAGCAGTTCGTGCCGTATGTTAATGGCATGAAGTACATCCAGAAGTACCAAGCGCGTGTCACCGCTAACCTAGTGGTCAGCATGGTGGAACGGGCAGCTAAGGGGGATGTCAAGGTGGCTAAGGCTCTCGAAGGGTACGGGTTAGAGTCCCATGTATTGAGGGATGTACAATCCGACATTGCGCTTCATGGTATGGATACCCGCCTTTGGAATGCTAAGACGTGGGATGCAGTTCGTGCCCCGCTGACCAAGATGATGGATGACTCTGTGCTTAAAGCCCGTAGGGGTGAGTTACCTGCATTCGTGCAACACAGCAGTGTAGGTAAGTTCATGTTCACGTTCAGGACGTTCCAGTTAGCTGCCCATAACAAAGTGCTGGCTAAGACCCTGAACACCGGGGGATTCCACGGGTTAGGTCTGCTTGCGCTGTACCAACTGCCTATGGCTGTAGTTATGACCGGCGTGGCTAACACTGCTGCTGGTAAGAAGCCACTGTCAGATAAGGAGCTTGTAGCTAAGTCCTTCGGGCAGGTAAGCACACTCGGGTTGTTCTCTGACATGCTAGGTGTTGTATCCGGCACTAAGACCAGCATGAGTTCTCCTGCTACTATGGCGCTGGATCGTATCGCCCAGACTATCGGCTCTGCCGCTAAGGGTGACGCAAGTGGCACCGCTGGTAACGCATTGCAGCTTATGCCGTTGCTGGCACTCCCACTTCCAATCAAGGCCATCGGCCAATCACTAAAGGACTAATATGGCATTCAGTACTCAACGGGCAGTCTCGGATGGAACACTCGTCCAACTGTCCGTGAGTATCGAGTACTTCGACCGCACAGAGCTAACCGTGTTCTTCGATGGGATTCTTTCCCCAGAAGTTGACGGCCTCTGGGCGTGGGTAGGTACTACCGATACCAAGATCAATTTTACTCCTGCTGTACCTAATGGTGTCGAGGTTATGATTGCGCGGAACACTGCCCTTGCAGAGCCACGCCATCAGTACACTAAGGGTGCGCAGTTTATCGCAGAGACTCTCGACGAGAACTTCACCCAAGCCTTGCGCATTGTGCAAGAGGCTAAGGAAGGCTCGGGCTTGTCCGACATCTTCAATGATCTGGACTTGCATGGATTCAAGATTCGTAATGTAGCAGATGCTGTGTTACCCTCGGACGTTATTACGTACGGGCAGTACACAACTGACGCCGCTGGCGCAGGTACAGCACGGGACGATGCAGAGACTGCGGCTGCTGCCGCTCTGGTATCCCAGAACTCCGCAACATCCAGTGCCAGCACTGCCACGACTCAGGCGGGGATCGCAACTACACAGGCCGGTATCGCCACAACCCAAGCAGGGCTGGCTACAACCAATGGTGCGGCTCAAGTGGCTCTTGCTACGACTCAGGCTAATGCCGCATTTGCTAGTGCAGCCGCTGCTTTGGCTAGTGAGAACAACGCAGCCACAAGTTTCAGTGCCGCGCTCACTCAGGCTAACAACGCGTTCACCAGCGCCTCCCAAGCTGCGGCATCCTACGACAGTTTCGATGATCGGTACTTAGGTGCGAAGGCTTCGGCACCTACGCTGGATAATGATGGGAATGCGCTAGTCACTGGTGCGCTGTACTTCAACACGACCGACAACGTAATGTACGTACGGAACACCGCCCCTGCATGGCAAGCAGTTCCGGCTACCACAGCGGCTGCGGTTGTGAACACACCGGCAGGTAACATCGCAGCGACTACAGTGCAAGCGGCTATCAATGAGCTAGACACTGAGAAGCAAGGTGTAGGGTTGAGCTTACTTACGTCGCAGACCTCGTACTTCTACGCCTATGCGAATGTTAATCAAAGCATCGTTACTACAGGCTCGTTCTTACAGGTTCTATTTGGAACAGAGGTACGGGATGATCTTGGCGAGTACAACGCGGGAACTAGCGCCTTTGTAGCTGCTGCTACTGGTTTGTACACATTCACATTTGGCTTCCACACACAGAACTCCGATGCCAACACATCCAGAACGCGTATCCTAGCCTTATTCGTGAATGGGTCGGAGATGATGCGTGTGCAGGAGAACACGGGCGCGGGTTCCATGAGTACAGTTGGTACGGGTACTATCCCACTTACAGCAGGGCAGTCCGTTACTGCCCATGCGTTCTTCACTGTGGCTGATACTATCACGGGCTTACAGAACCTAACGTACTTCACTGGCTACCGCATCAAATAACACAAGGAGGGATCATGGCATCCTCAATGAAAGACCTTGAGGAATTGCACAAGCTGATTACCCGCTCGTACTCTGAGCGTATTCAGCAGGACTTGGACGACAACATCCCAACGGATGCTGCTACGCTTTCAGGTGCAGTGAAGTTCTTGAAGGATAACGCAGTAACAGCAGACCCTGCAACAACTGATGACCTCAGCGACTTGCGGGATAAACTCAAGGCAGCAGCGAACCTTCGCCGGGATAAGGTGAACGGTACGCTCTCCCTTGTTCAATCTGATATGGACGCTATGCAAGGTTAAACATGGATATTAAACAAAGGTTCGCGTATGCAGCCGCAGTAGCAGAGCAGTACCCGGAGTTCCGGGAGTTCGCTGAAGACGGTATGGCGTTCCTTGGTTTTTCCTTAACCGATATGCAAGCCGACATCGCGGAGTACATGCAGCACGGCCCACGGCTCAGTATGGTCATGGCGCAGCGCGGGGAGGCCAAGAGTACCCTCGCGGCCTTGTACGCCGTGTGGTGCCTTATTCAGCGCCCCGCATACCGTGTGCTTATTGTATCAGGTGGTGAGAAGCAAGCGTCAGAAGTGGCGCTGCTTGTCATCCGTATCATCATGAATTGGGACATCCTCGAATACCTACGCCCTGACAGGCTGGCGGGTGACAGGGTGTCCGTAGAATCCTTCGATGTGCATTATGCGCTGAAGGGGATTGAGAAGTCACCGTCCGTGGCGTGTATCGGTATCACAGCTAACCTTCAGGGTAAGCGTGCCGACCTACTGATCCCGGATGATATTGAGACAACGAAGAACGGATTAACCTCCGTCCAGCGCGGTCAGCTACTCCAACTGTCCAAGGACTTCTCCGCGATCTGTACGCACGGGGACATCTTGTATCTGGGTACGCCTCAGACCAAGGACAGCATTTACAACACATTACCGGGACGCGGCTTCACAGTTCGCATCTGGCCCGGTAGATTCCCAACCCTAGACGAACAGGAAAAATATGGCGACAAGCTGGCACCGTTCCTTAGTGAACGCATTGCTGCCGACCCGAGCCTTATCTCCGGTGGTGGCATCGACGGAACCAAAGGCAAACCTGCCGATCCGTTCCGCTACACCGAAGAAGACCTCTGCGACAAAGAGCTAGATCGCGGCCCAGAAGACTTCCAGTTGCAATACATGCTGGATACATCTCTGGCTGACGCTGCTCGGCAACAACTCAAACTGGTTGACCTTATCGTGGCTAACTACGATTGGGAGCGCCTACCCGAAGTCCAAGTGTACCAAGCCGCACAGAAGTACGAGGTTCAGTTACGCCCAGACTTCCCCATCCCTCTGACCCGTATGTACCATCCGGTGCCTGTGGATTGCGCATTCATGAAGCCGAAGGAAGCGCCGGTCATGTGTATCGACCCTGCCGGTGGTGGGGCTGATGAACTTGGTTGGGCTATCTCCGCAACCGTTGGCCCGTACATTCATCTATTGGATGTGCAGGGTTGGCGCGGTGGGTTGAATGATCCTAACGCAGAGCGCCTAGTGAACTCCATCCGTAAGTACGGAGTCAAGGTAGTCCAATGCGAAAGCAACATGGGCCACGGCTTGTTCGAGATTAACCTACGGGCTATCTTGAGTAAGCACGACGACCTGAAGGATGTAGGTGTTGTCGGGATATACAGCACTGGTCAGAAGGAACGTCGGATCATTGACAGCTTCGTTAGCGCAGTACAGCGCCACAAGATCATCGTGCATCAACAAGTGTTCGACTCGGACATTGAGTGCGGTAAGCAGCACAGTATCGAGAAGCGTGTGCAGTACAGCATGTTCTATCAGTTCGCCAACATCACAACCGACCGTAGCTCCTTGGAGCATGACGATAGGTTAGATGCAGCGGCTCTGGCAGTTCGGTACTGGAAGGCAGTCCTAGTCGTTGACGAAGACAAAGCAGCAGAAGCACGTAGGCTACACGACGCAGTAGAGTTCATGCAGAACCCTATGGGATACCCAGACGCACCTAAACCCCCGAAAGGGATCAGAGGTGCAATTTACAAGCGCAGGAGATAATATGGAGTTGAAAGAAGTGGTAGTCCATGAAATGACCAAGGCTTCACCGCCAGTAACCGTTGGAGCTTTGACCCTCATGGGTGTTCCACTTCAGACGTGGGTGCTGGTGGCAACGCTAGTGTACACGGTTCTTCAAGTAGTCTTCTTAATCCGCGATAAGTGGTGGAGGGATCGAGACAGTGACAAATGCGATAAAGAGTAAGGTAGCAGTCCTAGTACTGGCTATCGCCGGTAGCACTACCCTGTTGATGAACCTCGAAGGTGCGCCTCCTAATGGTAAGCCGTACGTGGACATAGCGGGTGTCTGGACAGACTGTTATGGTAATACCAAGGGTGTGCGCCGGGAGTTCATCAGGACTCCATCCGAGTGCAAAGCCCTGCTCGGTGGGGAGGCTGCACGCATAGGGAAGTTCATCCAAGCAGACCTGCCGGATGTGAATCAGAATGAACTCACTTCGCTTATCTCATTCACGTACAACGTGGGTGACTCTGCGTACCGGGGCAGCACTCTCCGTAGCATGTTCAAGGAAGGGCAGAACAGGGCCGGGTGCCTTCAAATGCACCGCTGGAATAAGATCACCAAGGGGAAGCGCAAGGTCGTCGCCAAGGGGCTTGTGAACCGCCGTACAGCCGAGGTTGCTGTGTGTCTTCAGGAGGTACAATGATCAACATGATTCTCGCTGGCGCAATCGGTGGGTACAAGAAGTACGTCATTGCCGGTGCAATCGCTCTGGCGGTCGCTGGCTGCGTTGGAGTAGGGTGGTACGTCCAAGGGCTTAGGGCAGAGAACACACGCCTTGCAGGGGCCGTACAAGGGCTTGAACAGGCTGTACAGGCCAGCACAGAACTTCGGGCTGCTGAACAGGTAATTGCGCAGAAGCACTCAAAGGAGATAGCTGCGCTGAAGCAACAGAAAGGAATCTTGAATGCAAAGCTCAAAGCAGCCCTCGCAGCGGAACCCTCGTGGAGCGATCAGGTGGTGCCTTCTGGCGTTACTGATGCTCTCGGGCTGTAACTCCCTGCCCGTGCTCCGTGATCGCGGTGTAGCCCCGCCTGTGCAGTACATGCAGGATTGTCCAGAGCCGGTTGCTCAGAAGCCCCTCACAAACGGTGGGTTGAGCCAGTACGCTCTGGATGCGCGTGAAGTCATCCGGGAATGCAATAAAGACAAGGCTGCCCTTCGGGAGTGGGCCGGGAGATTATAATGGTATTTCCAGCGTACAGGATGTTGGATGGGAACGCGCAAGAGGTGGACAGTGCTGCCATCCCCGCTATGCTAGTCGCAGGTACATCCCACCCTAGACTGCGGGTGGACGTGGCTCAGACCAGCTTCTGGGAAGGCAGGGAGTTCAGAACCTTCAAGGAGTTGAACATAGCCGGGAGCACTACGTACACAATCAAGGTGGTAGTGCCTGTGAACACAATCCTTATGGGGATTCAAGTCTCATTGGATAATGGTAGCGTGCGCCTTAGTACTCAGGCCGGTGGCACTCCTAGTGGAGTGTTCGCTGAGGTTCTACCTGTATTCGGAGCCAACAACATGACAGGCACTCCGGTGTACGTTCATCAGAATGTACTAACCGCTGGTGGCGCATTAGCTGGTGGGGTGGACATTGATGTAGTGCGCCTGTTCTCAGGTGGGAACAACCAACCTTCAGTGGGTGCGCAGCAAGACGATGTACGTGGCATTGCGCCGGGTACGTACCACTTTGTATTTCAAAACCTAGGCGCATCTGTAGTTACAGGTGTCCTTCATATCAGATGGGAAGAACGACCATGACGGTTAAGCCAGAAGCAGTACAAGCAGTACCTGAAGTTCCAGCAGCGCCCGTAATTCCTGAAGTGCCTAAGCAAGCCAAGGCTGCTAAGGTTGAGTTCAACGGTGTACTGCACGATGTTAAGTCAAGCTCCGTAGCGCAGATCGGGTTTGATCCAGTAGGTGCTATCGGTGTAGTGTACAACTCAGGCAAGACGTTTGTGTACGCAGACTGTACACCAGATGTGTTCAACCAGTTAGCGCAATCGAAGTCCGTAGGGTCAGCAGTACGTACTCTGTTGGCAGATAAGAAGTTCTCTGAAGTTAAGTAAGTTCAATAGTCTAATAAGGAATCATCATGGCATTTACCGCAGCAACATCCCAAGCACTCGTCCAAACCGTACGTGATACTCTTATCAAAGCTGAGAAGAGTACTGAGTTGTACATGCTAGTTAATAACCCCGGTCTGTTGGCTGGTCTGATTACAGACCTCGCAGCAGTAACAGCAGCTATCACAGCAGTCTCCGCATAACGGAAGGAGGTGAGAGTCTCTGAGTTAGTTCCCTAAAGGTACTAGCTCAGTTCGTCAGAAGTGCTTTGAGTGCGAGTACTACTGACACTGAATTTTATTATATTTACGCGAGAGTCTCTCCGACCTGCTGCGCTCTGGATTCCCCCGTGGCACCCTGCCTTGCCGAGCCTGCACTCGCATCGAAGATTGCGCTTGACAAGCGGATTCATCCGTGGTATCGCGCGGGATGTTATCATTCATTGCGCTAAGAGTCAAGCGATGTTACACAATAGTTCTATAGTACCTTAGCACCGAGTCTATGACTCCAATGCTAGGGATGCCGGCTCGGGTTCTATGGTTCTGTGCGACAGTGCGCGGACTCTGTATCTTTTCTTTCTCTTCCCTGTATCTTTTCTTATGTATCGCTACTATCTACATTAGTACGTGCTACATCCCTGCTATATCACTGCTATATCTAGCGCTATCTATATAGGTTCATTAGTTACTACATAGATTCTTATGGTTCCCGAGCTTCACTCCATGCTTGAGCGGGGTTATACCGCTACATACTTCGTTGATGATAAATCATATCAACTCATGGGACTCTAAGTTTATTCTTTATAATCAATGACTTACAGCATGTATAGTCTTATATAAGAGTGACATTATAACAATACATATGTAGTTAATTCACTTCCTTAGCAAATACTTGTTGACACAATCGGAATTAGTGCGCTATAGTTCAATCGTTGGTTCAGCACTGCTAGGCAAGTAAGGGTTATAAGGCTTAATGTCTAACACTCGGAAAGTAAGCAAGCAAGCCAATACAAAGTAGTTGAAACAAAGTAGTTGACTAGTATCACGTAACATGCAATACTGGCT